CTGCCATTGGCCTTGGCATTCGCCGGTGAAGGTACGTGTGCCACCGTTGGCGTAGATGCGATAGCAGCCACCGAGGGCCGAGGTGGTTGGAGTCAAGGTGGAATTGGTGATTGAAGTGGGGATCAAGTTATTCGCTTGCACCAAACTCGGTGCCACAAAGACATCCACCGTACCCGGATTGTCGAAGGTGATCTGTGTACGGTATTGATCGGCAGGGGCCACCACCTGCGGGGAGGTGGTTAGATTGTTGAATGCATAAACCTTTCCGCCTGAGGTGGGGCCGATTGGAGATGCACTGAAACCAGAGGTGGTGGCCATGGGTTAGACCCTTCGCTGGGTGAGGAGGTCGGCCATTGCCTTGGATTGGGCGGCGATGGCGGCGACTAGATCGCTGAGACCTTCGACCTGGACCGTGGAGGGTTTAGCCTCAAGGTCCGACTTCTCAGCCTCGAACTTATCGACGAGGGACTGCGAGTAGGTGACCTCGGCTGTTTCAGGTTTGTAGGACCATTGGGCTTCGAAAGATTTGGAGATCTCAATGGCTTCGTCGTCGATCGGGGACATACCGGGAGTGGGATCGCCGAGGAACTCGATGTCGGACTTCTCGCCCTTGCCAGGAAGGCAGACGATGACTTCGCCGTCTGAATTATCCCGATCACCCCAGCGGGTAGTCCAGTCGCTGGGGTCCTTGGGGTCGAGCAAGCGGGGAACATGGAATCGCTTGCGAACCTGTTTGCCGGTGGAGCGGTTAACTTCGGAGTATTCCCATTCCACCGGGTCCACGGTCTGGAGATAGTGGGCTTCGACTAGTTTCCAACGCGCCATGTGGTTATTCCTCCGTCCAGGTGATTTGACCGTTGAGAGATGCGGTGGTAGATACAGCACCAAAGTTGACGCAGAGTTGCTGGGTGGAACCCTTGACTAAGGTCGGCACCTGTACATTGTTTTCAATATCTCGGCTCCAGTCGAAGACGGTCATGGGAGTGGGGGCACCAACCGTAGTGGCGACCACGCCTAACATAGCAGAGTCAACATAGACAGGCGACGAGTCGTTGATGGTGGGGACCGCAGTGTAGGAAACCAACGCTGCTGTAGCGGAGGCATTGGTGGCGAGGCCGGTGTCACGAGAAGCGATCTGTGTGGTGATGCCAGGGTTGGCGGTGGTGGTGCCGATGGTACCACCAGTGTCAAGCGAGACTCGGCGGACGACTTGAATCGGTAGAGAAACAGCCGTGCCAGAACCACCAATTACAAGGCGGTCAACACGAACCGTCTTGGTTGAGGAGGCTGCAATACAGAGAACGTCAGTGGCCGAAGCAGGTGGGACAAGACCGAAGAACGAAGATGAATAAGTGACCTTGGGCAGGTAGCCGGTAGTAAGGCCAACCTGTTGAACAGTATTGACCTGGGCGAATGCTGGGGCAGCGAGCCCCAGCATCAGCGCCGAAGTGAGAAGAAGTTTCTTCATGGCGCTGGGCTCCTTAGTTGGCGACAGTGATACCGGCTTGGTAGCCGGAGAGGTATGGACCCTGTGAGCCAACCTGGTCGAAGCGGTCGATGACGAGGGCGCCATTGACGAGGCCGGCAGTGTTGGCTGAGCCCACGACCACGTAACCGAGACGTAGATAGCGGGGCATAGCTTGACCGGTGGCTGGACGAGGCACGTCGCAGTCAAGGAGTCGAGCGCCGACCACTAGATTGGCAAGAGCAATGACTGGACCGGAGACCATGGTAGTCCAGTCGGTGGCGTAGGGGGCGCCGCTGCCGTTGTCGTGGGTACCCTGCAGGATGATCTGGATGCTGGTGAGGGTGTTGAAGGCGACGGTGACGTCGACCAGAACCTTGAGGGCAGGGTCGTCGCCCACACCGATGTCGCGTGCGCCACCACCAGCACCGGTTGCGTTGGTGCCTGAGGAGGCGGGGAGACCGGCCATGCCAAGGTCAAGGACGTTGGCCGAGTAGGTCGTGCCGGAGGTGGGAAGGTCGGTGTAGGTGCCGAAACCCACGCCGCCGGTTGAGCCGTTAGAAGTGCCGGTGAAGAGAAGCAGTCCGTCGATGATCATTGTGGGTTCTCCTTAAACCACTTGAGCTTCGTTATTGAGGATGGCGTCCACCGTGCGGACGACTTGGCCGCGGAACGTAGTTACCACCTTACCATCAAATTCCTCCAACCTCAACAGCACATTAGTTTTGTTCATTGCCTGTAGGTCCAAATAGGTCCGGACCACTCGGTTGCAATAGATAGCAACCCGGCCCATGTTGGCGCGGACCTCAGGAGTGTCGGAGGTCTGGATCGAGGTGGCAGCGGCTGGGGCGGTGGGCAGGCGATAGAGGCCGCGGACTAGGAGGTTGATCAGGTTCGCCGCCGAGACACCGGTTAGTTGGGTCACATCGATGTTGGCGATGCGGACGACGTAGCGCCAGTCGCGGAGAACCAGGCCGATTTCCCATTTGAAGTGATCGCGATAGGCTTGATAGGTGTTGCCCGAGGCGTCTGAGACCGGCCATTCACCCATGTCGCGGTGCTGGAGACCGGTGATCTTGCCCTTGGGGAAGGTGCCGTGGAGAGTGTCGTTGCCCCACGTGGCGATCCAGATCGAGGTGTTGGTGGAAGAGGTGCCACCGCCATCGAGAACGTTATTGGCGGTTTGGGAGTTGGAAGTGTTCTTCGTGCTGTATCGAGGAGCAAAACCAGTAAAGCGTTCAGGGTTCACACCCTGGTTGCCGTAGATCAGGGTCGAGGCAACCTGTTGGGACATACCTTCGAGGAAAGCCTTAACCTCAGAGAGTCGAAACTCCGGGGTATTGCCATTGAGATCGGCAATGTCCTTGTCGATAACCGCATAGGTCTCGAGGTTGCCGCAGGTATCGACAATCTGCGCCGTGGTCGACTTGGCATTCGGGACGCCGGTGTTGAGCAAGCGCCACGTGCCCTGAATAAGGCCGGTGCGGACGGTGGTCTTATGACCGGTAGGGAGGTTGCCTTCCATGACGAGCATATCGTCAAGGATTTCGTTGGTCTGAGAGAGGAGTTCGATGATGGAGGCGACGCGGTAGCCGTCGTCCATGCGTTTGGCCCAATCACCGTACGTGAGAGCGGTTGAGCCGATATTTAGGGTAGCCATTAGGTTTGTCCTTTCATTGGGAGTATACTGGTTCGGCTCATATCCAGTCTGGGCGGTTGCCGTTCATCCCACAACGGGGCCTGGGTGGTGAGTGGATGCAGATTTGATTACTGGTCGGTTCTAGCCAGCGACGGATACATGGCCTGCGCAAGGGTTGGCCGGTGAGTTTGACCACTGGCAACTTGACCATGGGGGCTCGGGCTGCCACCAGTGACAGGTTTGCCCTCGATGACTCGCTGTGATAGTTTCCAAAAGGCCTTGACGAAGGCTGGATTGTCACCAGCACCGGTTAGGTCCATAGCTGTTTTGAAATCTTGAATGAGCTTGGCGTCGTTTAGAGTATCTAGGGCGCGGCCAACATCAGCCTTGATGGATTCAAGCTTACCGCCCATTTCGGGATCGGACCGAACCTCGGTGACCCACTTCTCGCGCATGGCTAGGACAGCCTTGGCGCCGGTGTCAGCGACCGCTTTCATTTGCTGGTTGTAAAAGTCGACAAGTTTGTCGGCAGCAGCTTGTGAGAGACCAAGTTCTCGGAAGATGGGAGTGGCGGCGGCGATGACGGTGTCATCAAGCGCTGCACCCTGCGGAGGCTTGAAGTCGTATTTGTCTGGGGCGCCGCCGGTGGGTTGAGTGGTTGTGTCATTGGGTTGGCTCAGGTTCGTAGAGGTTGAACTCGGGTTCGGCTCCGTCTGGGTCTGGGTCACCGGCGGCGCTGCGTCCTTCAAGGTCCCGTCTGGAGTTCTGGCCGCTTCGGTATTCGCTGCGGGCGGCTGCGTGATTGAGTCGTTCATTGGCTTCCTTTATCATTTGAATGTACTGGTTGGGGCAGTGCTGGGAGATTTCGGCGAAGATACGGAGCCCGACGTTGCGTTCGCCTTTGAGATAGGCTTCCCGATAGGGGTCGCCGGAGAATGGATCCGAGAACAGATGGCTGTCTTCGAGGAAGTGATAGAACCACGTCCTACCCTGGACAGTGCTGAGGGCGGCTGTGAGGAATTCGATTCGGTCACGCTCGATACGTGCAGCGGCTTTCTCGGCTTCGCGGATGTCTTTGCGGTTGGAGGCGTCGTACATTATTGTGCACACAAATCGTGTTTAAGATATTCGCAGCCAGCAACAAGAATATGTTTCTTGCCATAGCCACGGCTCAATGTAAAGACGCAGTCATCACGGTGTACAGTTATTATACCTATGGCTTGCAGATCACCAGAGCGAGCTTTATCAAGCTGCTGCTCAAGAATCTCGACAATGTCTGGATTTGCCCCGTTGGGTTCGGGCGGTGTTATTCCATTAAGGCCGATGACGTTTGACATTAGTCTGGATCCCAGTTGGTTATTATGAGACCGATGGCGATTAGAATGGCAATGACGATGCAACTAGAGACTAGGTCTGTCATTGTCCTTGGCCTCCGCCTTGACCCAGCATGGCCTGGAGGGCGTTCTGGCCACCACCAACGTCGGTGCCAGAGAGGTTCTTGGCACCTTGAGAGAGTTGCTGAGCGATCTGGGCTTGTTGGGCTTGTTGCTGTTGCTGAGCACGTTGTTGGCGGATCTGCGCGAGTTCCTCGGGGCTGCGGATGATCTTCGGACTATTATTGAGTAGGCTAGAGTATTGATCAATGGCTTCGTCGGTGTCGATGTTATCCATGACTTCAGGCTTTACTCCAACCAAGCCGCCGGTCAACTGGAGTAGCCTCTCGATGCCAGCAGCTGCTGTGGCCTTCTGGGCTTGGGCGAGCATCGAGACGAACTCGATGTTTAGCATATGGCCCTGGATTTCTGGTGGAGGTGGGGGAAGGATTCCGGCTCGGTTAGCGATAGCGAAGACTCGTTCGACGATGGGTTTAAGGACCTCGTCATCGATTCGCTCAAGAACAGGACCGAGCATAACGAGGGATTCCGACTTACGGAGGTCCCACTCGACTGCGGTAACATTGCTGCGAGTTTCATATTGGCTGGCAACTCGGAGGATGTCATTGAAGAAAACCTGACTCAATCGCTGCTTGACCATCTCGAGGTCGGCAGTGATTTCTTGGACTGGGAACTTCGATTCATAGACACTGGCAAACCCAGGCTTGCCGCCCTGGGAGAAGCCTGAGACATAGGTTATACCACCGGGAGTGAGGTTGGCGGGTTGGTTCTTGAGTTGGACGTCGGCCACCAGCGGAGGGTTGACCATCTTGTCGATGGCTTGGGCTTTGCGTCTGGTCTCGAGTTGAATTTGCTTTTGGTCGGGGAGGCCGTCCATGGCGGGTGATCGGCCGTAGGCGTCGTTGGACACTAAGTCCCAGCGGCCGATGATGGCCATCTTTTCATAGTAGCCGGCTCGACGAAGGAAGGTCGGCGGTAGATTGACACCGCCCTGGGGGCTAGTGGAGCCGCCCCAAACCCAGTAGGCTTCGCGATAGGCGAAGTCCTTGGAAAAGCCAAACTCAGCTGCACGGCCGTCGTTGTTAGGCTCGATGGAATGAGCGATGATGATTTCGCGGGTGAGGTTGGCGCCTGAAGGGTCGTCGTATAGTTGTAAGATGGAGTCGTCGCAGTTCTCGCGGCCGAAGTATTGCACGGTAGCGGCGACGGTCCAGGTGAACTCGCGGTAGAAGACACAGGGGCGGTAGTTGCCATCGATGTCAACGTAGTATTCGCCGAGACAGGGGTTGATGCAGTTGATGACAGATTTGAAATCTTCGTAGATCAAGAGGGCTGCGGTACCGAAGATTACTAGATCGTGATAGAACACCGCGATGGCGTTGTAGAAGTTCGACTCAGCAAAGATCAAGTACAAAAGGCGTTCGCACTCGGCCATCCATAGACTGATCGGCGAGGTCTTGGTTGAATCCAGCCGACCAACCTTCAACCGAATCCATGGAGAGGTCGGCGAGGACTTGCCGGAGACTAGCCCCGCACTCAGTCGAGCCGCGAAGATGCAGCCCGAAGAATCCAGGATATGTTGGTTGATGGGGGCGCCTCGGGCCATTTGGTTGGGGGTTATAATCCATTTGTATCTCCGGGGAAGAAAGTAATCGGCTAGCTCACGCCAGTGTACCCACCAGCTGTAGCGATTGACACGAAGACCCATCAGCCGGCCTTGGCTATAGTTTAGTAAGGCTAGATCGGTGGGCTTACGCTGGTTGGCCATCAGGACTTAGGCTCCATGGGATTTTGGCGCTCATCGGCTGTGCCTTTGGCCACCCCTTCGGAGAAGGATAAGCCCTTCTCGGCGCTGACGAGTTTGTCGAGGCGGGAGTTGACACTGAGATGGAGTTCGGTGAGTTTGTTACCGTTGCGCATGGATGTGAAGGCATTGATGATGATGCCAATAAGGGTGATGACTTGGCCGATGACAATTACAATAGCACCCTCGGACATTAGACCCTCACTGGGGATTGGGCGGATTCAGGAATGGAGTTCATCTTGTCACCGATGCTGCCGTCGGCGGGTTTGAATAGGCGGCCCTCGGAGTTCATCTGCGCAGCTGCCATAGCGACGTACACGCCATTGGGCGGCGGTGGACTTGGCTGTTGAGCTTGAGGCTGGGCTTGGCCACGGCGGGCGGTGATGATCAAGGGTTATTGTCCTAACAGAGATTTGCCGCCAGCGAGATTGTTGGTGGAGGCGGCGGCGGCACTGGCCAGGAAACTGGGGCCGGCAGCTGAGGTACCGGTACGAGTGCCAGTCGGTGATGATGCAGCGGGAGCGGCGGCTGGGGTAGCGGCTGGGGTCGCAGTTGGGGCTGAGGTATTGATACCAAGCAGCGAATCGACTGTTTTGATAATGGGACTGACCATGAGTTATTGTCCCAACAAAGAGCGGGTGCCAGCGGTCTGGTTGGCCTGGGGTGTTGCTGCGGCAGCGAGAAAGCTGGGGCTGACGCCGGAGGAAGTATTGGAGGTTTGACTACCAACCGGGTTTTGAACTGGTGGGGCGCTGGCAGGCATGTTGACAGTTGTTGAGGAGCCTCCAGACTTGTCTATGGCTGATAAAGCCGCAGCACCGCCAAGGGCGCCAACACCAGCAACGCCAGCGCCAAGAGCGGTTGCGGCAGTTCCTGTGACAGTGCCCCCAAAGAGTCCGGCAACTGTAGTACCGAGTGCACCAAGAGTGACTGGATCGACCATGGTTAAACTACCATTCGTTCGGGGGAGAATGGATTCCATTCGGAGATGACGAGGTCTTCATGTGGGAAGTC